CCTCAAATTCTATTAACTAACTCACACGATGGTAAAAATAGCTTTGTTTTTACTGCTGGTTTGTTTAGAATGATTTGTGAGAATGGTTTGGTTGTTTCAACTGAGCAATTCGATGAAATTAAGGTTCGTCACATGGGTTATGATTTTGAAAAATTGCAAGATACAATTAAAAAATTGGTTGAAAATCTTCCTCTAACAGTAGAGGCAATGAATCAAATGGTTAATACCGAATTGGAACAAAATCAAATTGTATCCTTAGCTAAAGATTTGTTGGATCTAAGAGTTGAAAATAGCAAAAATACATACGATATTAATGCTATTGAAGCTATTTTAACTCCTCAAAGAAACCAAGATATGGGTACTGATTTGTGGAAAGTGTTTAATCGAATTCAAGAAAATATTCTTGAAGGAAATTTCGATTATCAAACACTTAAAGGTAAATCTAGAAGTGCTAGAAAAATCAAGAACTTCCAACAAGATTTGGAGTTGAATAAAAAGATGTTTTCTAAAGCTCTAGAATACGCGGTATGTTAAGAAAATTTATTTTAGCATTTTCATTAAGTCCCCTTCTAGCTTGTAGCTGGATGGGGATTGATGATAATATTAATGAGATTTATCCATGTTTAGATGGAAATTGTCATTCTTATTTTAAAATTGATCCTTGGGTTTCTCCTAATGCTTACCAAGATAAAAATGGATATTGGCATATAAAATATTGGGGGCCTAAATATTTTACAGTTATTGGAAAGTTAGATGAATTGCATCCTAAATATGTAATTAATAAGGTCCCGTTAGTTGAAACGGCATTTGATAGTAATTATTGGGTTGCATTTGATGATTTAACATTTACTATACCACTTTATTCACCCTTTGGATTACAAACTCAAACCGGAACAAAGATTCCAGTAATAAACAAAACTCTCAATATTGGAGAAATTGCTAAATTAATGGAACCACTTAATATTGCGGGTTATCAAATCACAAAAAACACATGTTTTACTTGTCCATATTCTAATAGATTGTTTGCAACTTATAGTAGTTATTCATACAATCCAAAACAACAAATTTATTTAGATGAAAGGATGGTTGGAGATACTTTAGAAGTGTATATTAAAGTTATTTTCAATATTGATGCAGGTATCAAAGAAGAAAATTTTCATACCCTTAAAGTTATAGTTGATAAATAATCTTATGAAAAAGATTACTCTTGAACAGGCAAAAAAATATGTTCCGTTAGAGGATGATATTGTAAATAGAAATATTCATAAAGCTTCATATTATACTATAAGCCCACATCCTAATTCTGAATTGGCTAATGAAGGTTGGGATAAAGTTACTTATTATTTACCCAAAAGGAATGATACTTACATTAATAGAGGAGAGGGCAACCAGTGGATTTATATTCTCTCCAATCCTACTATTCCAGATACTTTAAAAATAGGATATACTAATTTATCTCCAGAGTTAAGAGCAAAACAAATATCATCTTCTACCGGAGTAGTAGTACCTTTCAAAGTAGAATGGGCTTTTAGATGTTTTGATGGAAGTTTAATGGAAAATGAAGTACATACTGCTTTAAAAGAATATAGAATAAGTAATCAGAGAGAATTCTTCCAAGTAGATTTGGAGGAAGCTAAAAATATTATTACATTAATAGGGAAAAAATACACCTAACGTATTTATAATTGCAGATATGACAATTTTATAAATGATCCCTAAGGATAATATATTTAGTTTGTTTCAAAATGAAGATACTATAGAAGTTTATGAAAACTTTATGGATAATCCTTATGTTAAGATAGGAATGTTCAATAAAATCATCAGAAATAATACGGTATTTAATATTAAATTTAAAAAGTTTCTTGATAGTGTTGATCCAAATTATGATAAAGACTATATAGATTCTTCTTCTAGATTTATAACATTTAATAGAGCGTTTTTTTATATTAGAGATATTGATGTAGAGAATTCACAACATATTGATGCGTTAAAATGTCATGATTTTGAAGGTTTAATATTAAATTTAAATTCCTCTATATTTTTTTTTGAAAAAGGAGAAGAATACGAAAAGTGTAGCCACTTATTTAAAATCAAAAAACTTATTGAGGAGTCTTTACAAACGACTTGACCCCCCCATCTCTCTTAATTAACTTTATATCACGGGATTTAAAGAAATGAGAGAAAGGGAGGGGAGGAGAAGGATGGGGAATAGAACCCGGGGGATAGAAAATATAAATAAATAAAATAAAAATGAGAAATCGAAGCTTAATGCAAAAAAAAGTAGAATATCTTGAATCTACTTTAATCAATCTACAACGTATTGTTAAAACACAAGAACCTGTAGAAGTTTATATCCAAAATATAGAAAAGGGATTGGATGTTATTGAAGATTTAAAAAGTATGATAGAGGCAGAACCTATGTCACCTAATGAAGTAAATAGATTTTAAATTAATATAAACGGTTATGAAACTAACAGCTGAGCAAATTCAATATAATTGGAATGAATTTTTGAAGAATATTGATCTATATATTTCTTCTCCTAGAAAAGAAAAATTATTGGAATTCTATAAAAGATATGAAGATAGGTTGGTTTTAATGCCCGCCGCTCATAAAAAAGAATACCATAATGCATTTCCTGGAGGGTATGTAGAACATGTTAATAGAGTAGTAAATGTATCTATTAAATTATATTCAGTATGGAATGAATTCGATGCAGATATGTCAACTTTTACGGTAGAAGAGTTGGTATTTTCCGCTATTAATCATGATCTCGGCAAAATGGGTGATGCGAATTATGAATCGTATATTCCCCAGACAGATCAATGGAGAAAAGATAAATTAGGAGAAGATTATATGTTTAATAACCAACTCCCATTTTCTTCCGTTCCAGATAGAGGATTATTCCTACTTCAGTCTCATGGTATTCAATATACTTTTAATGAGATGGTAGCTATTCAGACACATGATGGGTTGTATGATGAGGGTAATAAAAAGTATTTGTTGAACTTTATGCCCGAACAAAAGCCTAGAACTTGTCTGCCCTATATTTTACATCAGGCAGACTTATTAGCTGCGAGAGTAGAATTTGAAAAAGAATGGTTGCCTAAATTTAAAGAGAAAAAACAAGATAATTTGGAGGAGCCAAAGAAGAGTTTTACATTGAATAATAAAACTAAAACTAATGTAAAAACTAAAGCTCTAGGTAGTTTGTCTAGCGTAGGTTTAAAAAATATGTTAGACGATTTGTAATATGATAGAAACTACAATAATTTTAGGAATAATGGTCGTGATCTTAGGATACACGACCATTAACCTTCTGGTCAAAAACGAAAAAGCTGAAGATATAATTGTCTCCCAACAAAAATATATCTCTTCAATTTCAGAAGTAATTAAAAATTCTGAAAAAAGAATAAAGGAGATAGACGAAAAAGAAATTTTTAAATCTGATGACGAAATAGGTTGGTTTTTTAACGAACTTAAGAAAATTCAAAACATCCTCTCCCAGTACAAAAACTAAATTTTTTATGATAAAAAAAAGAAAACCTAAGAGTAAAAACTATTTTACTCAAGAAACCGAGGATTATATTGTATTATATAATAATTCAAAGGATTTTGAAGAAAGAAGTAGAATATATGAGAGACATATTCACTATGCCTTTTTTAAATTAACCCAAAATATAATTCACACATTTAAATTTTATCATACCGAAGTAGAGGAATTAGAACATCTGCAACATGAAATAATTACCTTTTTATTATCCAAAATCCATTTATTTGATCCATCCAGAGGAGCTAAAGCTTATTCTTATTTTGGAACTATCGTTAAAAGATGGCTTATATTATACAATACTAAAAATTATAATAAGAAAGTAAATAAAACGGAAATTGGTGAATTAGACAAAGAAGGTACTACACATTTTTATACTTTAGAAGATAATTCTAAAAACGAACTAGATAAATATTTAGATTTGTATGTTGAACATTGTACTAAAAATATATTTGAATTATTTCCTAAAAAGAATGACGCCCAAGTAGCAGATGCAATACTTGAAATTTTTAGAAACAGAGAAAATTTAGAGATTTTTAATAAAAAAGCACTTTATATCTACATCAGAGAAATAATAGATGTAAAAACTCCCAAAATAACTAAAATATCTAATCAATTATATGATATTTTTAAAACTAACTATGTTTTTTATCTTGAAAACGGATACACTAAATTTTAAGTTTTTTTTATATCTATATTTATAACAAAAATTATGGGATCTTTAGATAACGTAGTATTTGGTAAAAAGAAATTTTCGGATATTTTAAGTGAAATATACGATAACCAAAAACGCAAAGAAAAACAAATATCAGGATTAATTGCTGAATTAAAACCTCTTATTAGTGACATAGGGGATGCTACCTTAATTGTTCCACTCATTAAAGAATATTTAGAAATTGGCGTTAAAAACGACGAACAACTGATTAAAATGGCTACCATCATACAGCGTGCGTTAAATAACAGTAGTGGGGAAGAATCGCTGGGGATTACCGAGGAGGAGAAACAACAATTAATGGAAGAATTAGAAAAAATTAATTCTGATAAAAAATAAAAAATGATAGGCAGTAAATTTGGATTTGCGGGACAAAACCAATCTTATTCTCCAGATTCTTCTTTAGCTAATATAAACCGAAGAATTGAGAATTTAGCTAATAAATTAATCCCTGCTAGAGTAATTGATATTATTTTAGATGAATCCCATCCTGATTTTGTAAGTTTAGGAGAGTGGAATGGGATTGGTATTATAAAGTATGAATTAATTAATTTCCCCGAAGGAGAACAGATTACTAATAAAATAGCTAAACCTCTATTAGCAAATATTAAAACTTTTCCCTTAAAAAATGAAATTGTTTTTTTAATAAGACTCCCTGATACTGATTCATTAAGTAATTTAACAGATAATGAAACTTATTATTATCTGACGTTAATATCAATGTGGAATCATCCCCACCATAATGCTTACCCTAACCCTTTAAATGGTAATAATATATCCGAATCTCAAAGAAAAGACTATAAATCTATAGAGGAGGGAAATATACGAAGAGTAACAGATAATTCTACAGAAATAAATCTAAATGCCACTAATAATAGTGGGGGAAAATTTGTTGAACGTGTTAATATTCATCCTATTTTACCCTTTACGGGGGATAATATATTTGAAGGTAGATTTGGAAATAGTATTCGTTTAGGTAGTACTATTAAATCTAATAGTCAATACAAAAATAATTGGTCTACTTCAGGAAATGAAGGTGATCCTATTATTATAATAAGAAATGGTCAACCCACTAATTCTTCAGATGAAGGGTGGTTACCTGTAGTAGAAAATATAAATAATGATTTATCTTCTATATATTTTACTTCTACTCAAAAACTTCCCATAAATGTATCAAGCACAAATTATACAGGGATACGCAATGAGTACATTCCAGTATTCCCACAATCTTATAATTTACCCCAAATAATATTAAATTCAGGAAGATTATTACTTAATTCAACAACTGATAGTATTTTGCTATCTTCTAAAAGAGTTATATCATTATCTGCTATTGAAGATATTGGATTAAGCTCCAGAGGAAATATAAGTTTGTCAACCAAGGGTGTAAGATTAGGTGGATCTGAAGCAAATGAATCTTTAATAATGGGTGATAGTTTTATAGCTCAATTTAATGTATTATTAGATTCTTTATCATTATTATGTGAGGCTTTAACTACTGAACCCGTTTTAAAAAGTACTCCATTAGTAGCTGTAGGGCTTAATAATACAATTAAAGCTATTAAAAACGTATCTAGTACCTTTACTTCCAAAATCTCTAAAACATTATAAAAATGGAAGAAAATACTTTGCTTACCTTATCTAAATCTTATCTTCTTACAGAGGAAGGTAAAAAACTTATTGATAAAGGATTAGATATATTATCTCTTAAGTCCCAATCTCAAAACCAACTAAGATCTGTTGCAGATTCTACTAGTTTTGAAGGAGCTAATTCAAAACCTAATGCAACCCGAGAGGAAAGAAAAAAAGTAAGACAGGAAAAAGGACAGGTACAAAAAGATCAAATCCAAGAAAAGAAAGATCAAGCAAACCAATACACCCCAGTATTAAAAAGTTTTAATATTAAAGGAAGAATATATGATAAAAAAGAAAATATTCCTTTACAAGGTGTAAAAGTAGAAGTGTTAATTGAAGATCCTGTTTACTTAAAATTAAATGAACCGGGATATTCTACTTCAACTTTAGAAGATGGAACTTTTGAAATTAATGTTAATTTACCTATTTTACCAATTGATCAAAAAGTACTTTTACAACCTAAATTTACATACACTAAAGATGGATATCTCCCCGGAACTCAAGAAATTTTAACACTTGATAGGGAAGCAAAAACAGATTTAAATTTATATCCTTTATTAAATTTAGAAACAGCTGGTAAAGAAGAATTAGCAGCTTTAATAAATACTGCTAATAAAAAAATAAAAGAAGTAAATAATATAGCTTTAAATCTTCCTGATAAAATAGTAGTAGCTAGGAGAAAAGCTATAATGAATGTGGTAAGTATAATCCAAACTCGATTATTCCCATTAGCTTTATCTTTATTATTAGCATTTGGTATTACTAAATTAACTCAAAAAAACCAAAAAATATGTCCTACTCGAAATTTATTGTTAAGCAATATAGCTAAAAGAAATAGGATAGTAAAACAATTAAATCAAATATTTGTTTCTGTTTCTTTAAATACAGCTTTAGCAACTGCTTTAATATTAATATCAAATGCCTTTAAAGCAGGAAAAATTAGTACTTCCCAACTCCCCCTTCCACTAGTTCTTCTTAGATATGATACTGTATCTAAACTTCAAGGAATTGAATCAACACTTAAAGAATTAGAAGAACAAAGTACTAATTTGAATAAACAAATATTAATTGCTTTAATATTTTTAGTAGCATCCCTAATTATAATACTAGCTTTATTAAAGGGTATAGATCAATTAACTCAAGAATGTGCTCAAGAAGAAAATATAAGTTTAGAACCTATATCTCAAGAATTAACAAGTTTAACAAACGAAGCTAGTGAAGAAGGAGTAGTTAGCGTAAATCAAATAAATGGATTTACTTTAGAGGTTCAAACTATTGATCAAAATGCTGTGGGTAGCTTAAAAAGAAGACAAGCAGTTGGAAAAAATTCACAAGGTATTGTACTAGTTAAAGGAGACCCATCATTTAGCTCTAGTGATCAAATATTAATTAACGAACTAGCATTTTATATTCAATCAAATAATTTAAAAGCATTCTAAAACCATATTTATAACATATACTAATATTATGAAATTAGACATATTACGAAAAATCATTAGAGAAGAAGTAAAGGGTGCAATACA